ACAATGACGCCGCCCGTCGTCCTGGCTGGATTGCTGAACACCTTCTGGTTGCTGAGTGGGTTGCTGGTCGTCGTATCGGTGAAAACGAAGTTGTTCACCATCTGAATTTCAAAAAGAACGATAATTATCCAGAAAATCTTCTTATCATGGACAATGATGAGCATTTGCGTTATCACCAAAATCATTTGAACGAACAGAGAAAAGAAAACGGATGGTGGAAAGAGTTTTCGGAAAGGCACTCTGCATGGATGAAAGAGAACAATCCTGCCGAAAGGAAAGATATTAATTTTGAAGTTATTCTATCTTTGTGCGATCGATACGGTTTTAGTCAAAAGAATATTTGTAGCACGCTGGACACTGATCCTGGTGTAATCAAGAGGAGACTGCGTTCTAAGGGATTTACTGATTTTCAGCAATTTGCCCAGACTTATAACCCAGAGTGGAAAAACGAAGGTCAAGATAACCGGGGAGAAAAGAATCCTAGATATGACCATCTTTTAACTTATCAAAAGATTTGCGATGCCTACGAGAAAGATATGTCTTCGAACAAGTTGGCTAATATACTTGGCACAACTTACGTAAAGATCAAGAATAGACTCCGCGAAGCTGGATTCGAGAATTTTACTTCTTGGAAAGAGAGTTATTCTAATCACAAAATAAGAACTGTGAAATACCACGGGTTTATTGATCTTTATGACTTAACAGTGGATAAGTACAAAAATTTTGCCACTGACAGTGTTGTTTCTCACAACACTCCAGAAATCGCCTCAAGTATGGACATCTATGCTGATGAAATGACAACATCAACTTCATTAGAGCCGATGCTTAGAATCGATTGTCCAAATGAAGAAATTAAAGCTGTTCTAAAAAGCCTCTACACTAACATTCTGAATGTTGAGTTCAACTTATTTGGTTGGGCACGAACAATGTGCAAGTACGGCGATTTCTTTCTCTATCTTGATGTAGACGCCACCGACGGAATTACGAATGTCATCGGCTTACCTGCACAGGAAGTCGAACGTCTAGAAGGTGAAGATAAAACCAATCCAAACTACATTCAATTCCAATGGAACACTGGTGGAATGACATTTGAAAACTGGCAAATGGCACATTTCAGAATTCTTGGAAACGATAAGTACGCTCCTTATGGAACTTCTGTTCTTGAGCCCGCCAGAAGAATTTGGCGTCAATTAACGCTCCTAGAAGACGCTATGATGGCGTATCGTATTGTTAGGTCACCTGAGCGTCGTGTCTTTTACATTGATATTGGAAACATTCCTCCTGAAGATGTAGAGCAATACATGCAAAAAGTTATTACTACTATGAAGAGAAATCAAGTAATTGATGATCAAACTGGTAGAGTGGATCTTCGTTACAATCCTTTGAGTATTGAAGAAGATTATTTCCTTCCTACGCACGGTGCAAATACTTCAACAAAAATCGAAACCCTTCCTGGAGGAACTTACACTGGCGACATCGATGATGTTAAATATCTAAGAGATAAATTGTTTTCGGCTTTAAAAGTTCCACAATCTTATTTGTCCCGTGGTGAAGGTGCTGACGAAGACAAAGCGACTCTTGCACAAAAAGATATCAGATTTGCTAGAACGATTCAACGCTTACAGCGCTCAGTTGTTTCAGAATTAGAGAAAATTGGAACTATTCATCTCTATTCACTAGGTTTTCGCGGCGATGACTTGATTGCCCACACATTGACATTGAATAATCCTTCTAAGATTGCAGAATTGCAAGAGTTAGAACATTGGTCTACACGTTTTGACGTGGCGTCCGCTGCAACAGATGGTTTCTTTAGCAAACGATGGGTCGCTATGAACATCTTCGGATTAACTGATGAAGAGTTTATGAGAAACCAGAGAGAAATGTTTTACGATCGTAAATTTGAAGCTGCTCTTGATGCTGAATCAGAAGGTTTGTCTGCTGAAGGTGCCGCAGGCGGAGGAGGCTTAGATCTCGGCTCAGATGACACTGGTTTGGCTGATGGAGAGATAGATCTAGGAGACGAAGGTGAAGAAGGCGCCGACGGCGAAATTGATCTTGGGGATATTGGTGGTGATGATTCCGGCAGCGGCGGTTCTGATGGAACTGACGATGAAACCCTTCTAGCTGCACCTGGAAAAAGAGATGATAGTCGCATGACTTCTACCTCTCGTTCGAAAGGTAAAAACTATCTTCCTGTGAAACACACTGGTGGAGACCGTCGCAAAGCAGGTGCCCGAAAGCGTCATCACTTAGCACAAGCGGCAAACGAAAAAGGAAAAAACACTAAGAGAAATGTCTTTGCGGGCTCTTCTGAGCTGTCATCGTTAGGTAGTGGAATTTTTGAAGCCTATGAAGCTAATTATAAAAAAGAGAGAGAAATGCTCGAAGAGACTCTTGAAGTTTCAAAACAGATATATAAACTAGAAGAATCTAAGTTATTCAAAAACGAAGATGAGTTAACGAAGTTAATGAGTGATCTAGAAACTTCATTCTCGAAGAACGTAGTTTCTAAAAAATCGCCCGCGACGGAGAGTAAAGATGATAAAGACGAAGCATAACAAAAAGCGCAATACTGCTGTTCTTTATGAGGTGTTAGTCACAGAACTAACTAAGTGTATCGTCGAGGGTAATGAACCCGGTAAAAGAGCTAGCCTCTCTTTGATTAAGAAGTTTTTCAAAAAAGGAAAAATTCTGTCTAAAGAACTTGAACTTTACAAAAACTTGAGTGAATCATCTGGTTTAAGTGACGAGACAGCACGAAGGTTATTAGATAAAGTGATTCAAGCCTATGGTGATTTAGATAATGCAGTTATATTCAAAGAACAAAGTGATTTGTTGAAAAAAATGAATACCGAGTTGCCTAAAACGGTGTTTACTAACTTTATTCCAGATTACAAAAGTTTAGCAAGTATTTCTCAAATTTTTTCAAAGTCGACTCCAGTTAAAGAGAAGGTGTTGCTTGAACAAAAGATTGTTGAAACCTTAAAAATAGAACCCGAAAAGAAGAGTGAAATAAATCTTAAAGTTATTGATAATTTAGAATATAATACCTTTGTAAAGAAATTCAATTCTGTATATGGTAAATCACTTCTTCCTGAGCAAAAAGAATTAGTAACGAAATTTGTCATGTCGTTTTCCGATAATGGAGTAGAATTAAAAACTTTTCTAAACGAAGAAATCGGAAGACTTAAAACACATGTTACAAAAGCTCTTGAACAAAAAGAAATTAGTGAAGATTCTGCGATGAGAAAGAAGACTGGCTTGGTTTTAGAGAGAATAGAATCCTATAAAACTAAGCCGATCGACAACGAAGTAATTGGTGAAGTGTTGAAGATTCAATCCCTAGTTAAGGAGATTCAAGACTAATGGCTATTAACATCCAAATTGGTTCTTCTGCGGAAGAACCAGAAGAACAACTTCCTAATAAGCCAGAACAAGAACTTCCTCCTTCTGATTTAAAAATGAAACTCTTAATTCGTCGTTCTTTGGATGGCGATATTATAATTTCTGATCATCCTGATGTGGATATAGTAGTTCAACCAAATAAAATGAAGATTGTAGCGTTTCCTAAAACAATCATGAACGACGAAGTATATGCAACTCAAAATAGATTGTTTGATTTCTTACAAAAAGGTGGCATTATCACAAGAGACTCAGTCCGTGGGGGTAACGTGTATGGTGCACTAGAAGGAACAATCGGCACCCCGACAAAAAAGATTTCGATTGATGAAATTGGAGTATTTTCAGTAGGAAAATTCATCGAAGAGGAACGCCCTTCATATATTTATGAAAAAGCTCTCGAAGAAAAAGAAGAAGATAGACTTACCGAGCCTGATGTTGAAGATTCCACAGAGCTAGGTGAAGTTCCTCATGAAGAAGAAAAAGGAAGCATTATCCCTGGACAAGTAAGAAGATATCTAGGGAGCTTCTAATGCTCGAACTGTTATATTTCATTCTTTGTACTTATGGAATGACTTTTATGATTGTATACGGTTCTATTTTTAATAAAATAAGACCAAAAAAAGATAGTGGTTTCTTTGGTAAGTTGTTTAACTGCCCTTTGTGCACAGGATTTCACGCCGGTTGGTTTATTCTTGTGCTTAGTAAATATACTTCACTATTTACTTTCGAGTTGAACGTAGTAAATGCGTTTTTGCTTTCTTGCTTGAGTGCTGGTACGTCTTATCTTATCAGTTCGATTGTTAAAGATAACGGAATACAAATTTCAAAGGAGTAAATGAAATGGGACTAGTAACTAAAAAATGGATGTTACCTGTTTGCAGACGCTGCTGCTCAGGAAGCATACCCGTGCAGGTTGCGCCTGCACAAATTTTTGTAAGAATAGGAAAGGTGAGATATTATGGCAAAATTACTTAGAGAGTGGTTTGGATTGTGCGAAGGGGGCGTTTGTCAAGACTTTTTGACAGAAGCTGAAAAACTTGAAGTGCGCAACAATGGTACTTTATATCTTACGGGGATTATGCAACGCGCCGATGCTAGAAACGGCAACGGTCGCGTGTACCCTGAACCTATTCTCCGAAGAGAGATAGAAAACTATCAAAAGTTGATTAAAGAAAATCGTGCCCTTGGAGAACTCGATCATCCTGAAGATTCAGTGGTCGCATTAAAAAATGCTTCTCACATGGTAACTGAAATTTGGTGGGAAGGTAAAGATGTTATGGGAAAAATTAAGATCCTCAAACACACTCCAAACGGCGCAATTTTAGAAGGTTTAATCAAGGACGGAGTTCAACTTGGAATCTCTAGCAGAGGCTTAGGGAGCGTCAGAGAGGAAATGGGAAATACAATGGTCGAAGACGATTTCCAACTTCTTTGTTTCGATATGGTTTCAGAGCCTAGCACACAAAATGCCTTCATGAATTTGAGAGAATCAAAAAATTCTCCAAATATTTTTACTAAAGCTGATAGAATCAATAGAGCTTTAAACAACATAATCGGAGAATTTTAAAATGAAGATGAAGATCAAAAAGGCAAGACTCAAAGAAATTATTAAAGAAGAGTTTAATTTTCATGAACAGAATCGTGTCAAGGAACAAGAATCAGAACCAGATGAACTTGATGCTCCGTTGTCTCTTGGTGAAGTCGCTAAAGATGAACTACAGTCTGTAATGATTCACGCCGCGATGCAACACATGAAAAGAATGGGACACTCCAAGGCAAAACTTGTTCGTTTTGAGTATGCTCTAGAAGATGCTATTGTGAAAGGAATGATTGGTCTTGAAGTTCCGTCTGTTGAGCCTTTTCATGGTGAAATTAATGAGAAAGAATTGTCAGATGCTATTTCTGAAGTCATGAAAGAAGAATTCGGGAAATAAATGAAAAAAGAAGAATTAAAAAGAATGCTTAAGCCAATTGTGCAAGAATGCATTAAAGAATGTATTGAAGAAAACATCCATGCAGCTTTGTTTGATTCTGGTATCGTTGCCAGTGTTGTTGCAGAAGTTATTAAAGGAGTCAATATCCCTAGATTAGTAGAATCAATTGTACCAACACACAGTAATCGAAGCGTGCCTCAACCAGTAGAGCTAGTTGAGTCATCACTTCCTCAAATGTCGACTATTGTTAATGGTGGTTCAGCAGCACAAGAAGCTTTAAGAATCCAACGAGCAGAACTTGAGGAAACAAAGCGAGCTATCAGAAGAAGTTTTGAAGCTTCTCTTGAAAAGAAGCTAGGGGTCAACGTCTTTGAAAACGTTGCACCGATCATTACTGAGTCCCAATCAAAGTCCCAATCAAACGAGAATAGCCCTCTGGGCGGGGTAAGTCCTAACGATCCGGGAGTTAATTTAGCTAAAATTCCTGGATTAACAACATTAGATTTCAAAAAACACATCAAGGAGTAACCGATGGTTGCAGTGAAAGCAGAGAAAGGTGAGTCAGTAGACAAGCTTATTAGAAGATTCATCAAGAAAGTTAAGAAAAGTGAAATGATGGAAGAATTGAGAGAAAGACAATTTTTTAAGAAGCCATCTGATAAACGCCGAGAAGAGAAACGAAGACGCAAATCGGTTTTAAAGAAGCTTGAAAGAGAAAGTAACAATGTCGAAGAAAAGACTAGTTAAACAAAGGGGAAACTAAAATGGGTGCAGAGAACGGTGTGTTTAGTAGAGCAGGGATTGGTAACGTTGGTTCATACCAAGTTGCTGGATATCCTTTTATAACTGGAAGTACATTGGCTGGCGCCGGTGCCGAGCAGCGTGTTGTTTTTCCTTTGATCACAAAAAAAGTTACAGTTACATCACGCGGCGCAGGAGAAATAAATATTCATTTTGCTCCCCTTGCTGCCCCAGGTAATGTAATTTCTGGTAACCACTTTTTAGAACTTACTGGTTCTGGTAACACTGTAGAGATTAACTGTAAATGTAAAGAAATTTATATTAGTTCACCTGGAGCAGCAACAGAATTTGATCTATTCGCAGAACTTACGACTATTGGAACAGAAGAGATGCCAATTCTGACTGGCTCTGGGATTACTGAATAACGAAGTGAGGATATGAAGTGTCTACAACTATAAAAATGGAAATTTCTACATCTGTAGAACACGTTGTTCAAGATACGACCGAGCGCGACTCTCTCACTGCAAAGCGTGGTGATAGTGTTCGCGTTTTATCACTCTCTCAAGTACAAGTATATACTGGAGTATCTTGGCAGACAATTAAAACAGGAAACCCAGCTCGTTTAGAGGTCCTCAATAACGCCTTTTCAATTATTGAATTGCTTGTTCATTCTACATTGGGTAACGATGAAACTGGTAATGGAACGCTTTGTTTACCGTATGCTACATACCAAAGGGCATTTGATGAAATTCCTCGTGGTGCGTATGGTTATGTGATAATCAAAACATTAGACGCGGGCAGTCAACAGCTTATTTCAACTAAATTTTTTGAACATGCTGGCGGCGCGGCTGGCATTAATGTTATTGTTCTTAGTTATCTGGATGTAGTTGAAGCAGCCACTTTAAATGGCGCAAATTCTCAAATTTCACTGGGCGCTGATCACTACGTTAGCACAACTTTATGTTCAACAGATACAATGTTCTCTGCTTCAATTAACGAAAATGAACATTGGTTATACCAAGGACTTGACTTTTCAGGAGTCGATTTTCCAACTGCATATCAGTTAGTAGGAACTGTCGCTGGTACAAGTACTCATGAATCCGATGGAACAAATAAAAAGTTAGCAGTTCTATCATCTCTTGTCGCAGCACCGCCATTAGGCACATACGATATCTGTAAATTTGGCACCAGCATCACTGCTGATCCCAACGATGTTCTTGGTAACATTGAATTAATTAACACTGCTTATAGTCGCGGGCTGACCCTTACATATTGCGGTTGCACATTCGATGCCCAAACAATCACAAATTCAGTTAATTTAAATCGTTGTCGTATTACTTCAGGTGATCTGTATGCATATGGCAAATCAGATATTAAACTTGTTAATTCTGGTAACGGTGACGTTTTTTGTTTATCCCCCTTAGACACTACTATTGAAGTAATTGGAGGAAGTGGAAACAATTTACGAATTGATCCTAGTTCATATCGAAACGAAAGCACAGGTAATCAAGTTTTGAATCTTGGTCCTTGTCTCATGAGAGGAAACCACGCTGATAAAATCAGACTCTCGAATAACCAATATGGCAATATCAATGTTATAAACGCTTACGGGCTTGATTTCGTAGATGGAACTCATCGCTGTATGTTGATTCGTAATACCACTATCACTTTCAACGGCACTGACGCTTTTGCATGTGACCCAAGTCAATTAAACGTTGCTCAAGTTGGCAATGGTTCTAGAGTTAAGGTTAATGGAGGCTTTTATGGTGTGACAGCTGGTGTTAGTTGGGTGCTTGAAGAAGATTGTAGCATTTCAAATGTTGCATCTCTAACCGCATTATCTAGTTCTCTAGGAGACTTCACTCTTGGTGCAACCGCCCCCCAGCCTTATTCTGCCGCGCCTGTAGGAGATGCAACTTCTTTGACACGAGTCTCGTGAGTTTAACAAAAGAAGTAATCAAAACTAAGGGTATGACGTGTCTTTAATAACTACAAAAAATGGTGAAATTTCCAGTTCCGCTGCTGTTACATTTTCGGCAGGTGTAACTGGTTCTCTTGTTTTGTCATCCTCATATTTAATTTTATCAGAGAGCGTCAATGCTCCCGGTACACCTGCGTCTTCTAAAGGAGCACTTTACGCTTCTGGAAGTGATGGCTTTCTTTATTGGAAGAACGACGCAGGAAATGTGTATAATCTGACAGAGACTGGCTCTGGTGGTGGTACTGGTTCCGTTACATCTTTAAATGATTTAACTGACGTAGACTTAACAACTACTTCTCCAGGTTCTGGCAATGTTTTGTCTTATGATGGCACCGACTGGATTCCTTCTCCCGCAGTGTCCGGTTCTGGCGCTGGTGATGTCACCGGACCAGGAACTGTATTAGATCAAGAAATTGTTAGGTTCAATGGAACAACAGGAAAGATAATTGAAGGCGCAGGAGTAAGACACTATGGAGCTTCAGCAACAGATCCTTCAAGTCCAACTCCTCAAGCTGGCGACGAATATTATAATACGGCAATTAATCACAAAATGGCTTACGACGGCACACGTAGTAAGTGGTTGTCAATAACAACATTATGGGATGGTGCTGGACGTAGTGGAGCTACTGGAGCCTCATCATTTTATCGTCGTTTCAACGGTATGGTTATGACAGCTACAGTTGGCTCAGTTTTGCCAAAGTGCACTATAATCGGAATCAATTTCGACGCTAACGCTGTGACTCATACGCTTGAAGTTTTGGTTGGTGGTGTCGCCGTTGCCGAATTAGCTTCTGGCGGCGTAGCTACTGTTTCTGATTATACGATTGACGTAGATGTAGCCGAAGGTATTTTCGCTTGCCGCAACAAAGCGGCATCCGCAACCACTACCAATCTCCAGTGTACTGTTTACTACAAATTGAGGGCTTAAATAGATGACTACAATTATTGCGATTAACCAAACAGGTTCTCCTCTTGCCCTCGATCAATTGAGTGTTAGTGGTGCAGTTGTACCAGCAACAGGATCAATTGTCGTTCTTACAGACTTCAATAGTGTTACAGAGATTCAAGAGGACACGCAACTCCTCGGATACGTACAGACTGGTAGTGTTTTGTTGAACGACGGTACAAACACTCTCTCGCAAAGTGAATCTGAAAATCTCTTGACTCCTATTTATTTTGGTCGGGGTTCCTCAAATTCTGGAAATATCTTAGTCTTTGACCAGACAACGAATTCACTTACTGGTTCAGGTATCAACATTGATGCTTCTGGTGATAGTACTATCACTTCGACTACCATTGGAAGTGTTTCTGCTGGTTCAACATTAGGACTTCAACAAGCTCTTCTTGCAGGAGCTGGTCAACCTGGACTTACAGTGCTCGCTGTTGGTTATATAACGAGTAACGGAAAAGTCCAAGGCGTGTCCTTAGGTGATGGCAACGTCATTGAGGTCTATGCCTCTGGAATCGATTTCGGCGCCGGGACGGTTCTTCATCGTGAATTTATGTCTCTCGGAGAGCCAATTTGTTTCACAGGATTATCCATTGGGGCAATCATTACGTCGACGCAAGGATTTTATGGTTTTTGCGAAACTGTT